ATATAACGAGCCCCTCCTAAGGGCTAATTGCAGGTTCGATTCCTGCAGGGGACACTTGTTTCGAGTTCGCAGCAATCCGTAATAGTCTGCCGAATCCCGCCAGTATCAAGCCTCTCATGAAATCCCTGTTCGCAGTAGTTCGCCTCAGACCGTTGACAGCCACACCTTTTGGCGGGTAAAAAACGAGTAAAACAACTTTACCCACCGGAATTTTACCCATGCTCACTGTTAAGCAGATAGAGGCAGCCAAGCCTAAAGACAAACCCTACCGCATGCTCGACAGCAACGGCTTGTACCTGTACGTTCCGGTTTCTGGCAAAAAGGTGTGGCAGCTGCGCTATAAGCTCGACGGCAAAGAGAAGGTGCTGACTGTGGGCAAATACCCTCTCATGTCACTGCAGGAAGCCAGGGATAAAGCGTGGACTGCAAGGAAGGATGTCTCTGTCGGGGTCGATCCGGTTAAGGCCAAAAAGTTGTCTGTGAAGGACAATTCATTTTCAGCTATTTATCATGAATGGTACGACCACAAGCGGCAGGTTTGGTCCGAAGGATATGCGGATGAACTTTCTCGCATGTTCCGTGACGATATTCTGCCAATGATCGGATATCTGGAAATACAGGACATTGAGCCGATGCAGATACTGGAGGTGATCCGGAGGTTTGAAGAACGCGGGGCAATGGAGAGGGCAAACAAAGCCAGAAGAAGATGTGGCGAGGTATTCAGGTATGCGATCGTTACAGGCAGGGCCAAATATAATCCGGCGCCAGACCTCGCTGATGCCATGAAGGGATATAGGAAGAAAAATTATCCTTTCCTCCCTGCAGATCAGATACCGGAATTCAATAATGCGCTATCTGGCTTTTCCGGAAGTATTATTTCGAAAATTGCCACACAGGTTTTGCAATATACAGCGCTGCGCACAAAAGAGCTCCGCTCTATGCAATGGGAAAACGTCGACTTTGAAAACAGGATGATAACCATCGACGAAGAAGTAATGAAGGGGCGCCGCGTCCATGTGGTTCCGATGTCAGATCAGGTAATAAATCTCCTTAACACCCTCAAGCCGATCACAGGCCCTGTTTCCTCTTTTGTGTTCGCTGGCCGTAATGACAAGAAAAAGCCTATCAGCGAGAACGCCGTATTATTGGTTATCAGGCAGATTGGCTATGAAGGGCTGGCGAGCGGGCATGGGTTCCGCCATCAGTTCAGCACAATAATGAATGAGCATGGCTGGCCGGCAGACGCGATTGAAAAACAACTCGCGCACACCGCCAGCGGGTCAATCCGTGGAATTTACAACCATGCTCAGTATCTGGATAAACGAAGGGAAATGATGCAGTGGTGGGCTGATTACATTGATGGACGCGCAGGAGAGTAAGCCATTACGCCAGCTCTTCAAACACCATGATGCTATCAGCGCCACCGCCGCCGGTACAACCAACAGCAACTAAACAACGGTGTTGTCCTGGCGCACATCGCAGATAGAAAACGTCACGACGCCGATGACAGTAACATCGTCCAGGGCTTCACCCTCGATCGCTTCGCCATCATCGGTTATCAGTGACTTTCCTCTCAGCGTGGCAAGTTCCGTCCCGCCGCCGTGCTGGATAAGCAGCTGACTTCCCTGCTTTGGCTTCAGGGAGATGTCCAGCACAACGTAACCGCCAGATTGCTCGAAGAGGCGCGTATTTGGACCGACATTGCAGATCGAGTTAACCGTTAATCGCTGTTCCGTGTAATCCGTCGCGGGTGATGGAAAGTCCATTACAGAATCCTCCCCATGTTGGCCATCATCCACAGGCGGTTTTCACTATGCTCTGCCGTTTTGTCGAAAATTATCAATACGTTACTCCCTGACATTTATTTTCGGTCGGTTATTTAAAGAGCCATTCTTTTTATAAACGCATCTTCTGGTGTTAATCCTTCCGAAAAATAATCAACCCATTCCCCCTTATAGGCAACAATATCCATTGAATGTCCGCCATTTTTAACCAGTTCAACCACGTCTCTGAACCAGGTTTCAAATGGCGGTTCGGTCAGTTCTGTTTCGTCTTCCATTTTCACTCCTACATTGAGGGCAACATTGATACATTAACGGTTCTTTCCAGACCATCAACATTTGTCAACTGAACAGTAACCAGACCGGTTGAGCTGTTAATGGACAATGATACCGTTACGCCAGTCCCTGAAAGCCCAATGCGTGCAGAGCTGGCAACAATTCCCGAGGTCAGGATATCCAGATAATAAAGATTCTCCCTTCTGAATCTGACGGGAATTTTAATATCGTCACCAAATGACTGGCTACCAATTCGACATTCAATTAGGATTGAACGGGTAATATATGTATCGAAAGAATTCTGGAATATGTTGGTCTTGGTCAGCGATAACGTTGCGCCCGCAGAGCCTGCTAACGTACCTGATGACTGTGAACCAATAATTCGCCTGCCTTTAACAACCTGGGTCATACCAATATTTACATCGTCGTCCATACCAAGGTTGCCGGTTATCGACTTATTTAACGTGGTCGCCTTCTGGTTAATTGCTGAAGTAACAAAACCAGTCATGTCACTTCCGGAAACCTGCAAGGTCCCCCCGCCAGAGCCAAGAGCCGATACGTTGTAGGATGGCGAGATTGTCCCTCCGTCACCGCTGTCATTCGCACCGACACCAGTTCTTACCCCTGAGAGTTCAATTTTACCGTCATCAATAATAATAAAGTTTGCGGAATAGTCATTACCCACGGGTTGATTAGCACCACTGCGCCGGACGTTAACGCCGTTTAAAATCCATGAGGATTTCGCCCCGGCGACCACACCTCCCCTTCCGGCCCTGTCGCACAGTTCGCCGAAAATCTGGTTCTCCACCGACTGGTACGCATACCAGTTATCGCCGGTGTTCCATTCGTTCCGGCATCCTCCAAAAAAGTTATTGTTTGCCCCACCGGTAAGGGCCACTCCTCGATCATTAGCATTGATTGTGCAACCAAACATCATGGAGTCTATTAAATTCCTGACTCCATCCCCGTTTCCGGATATTGAGCAGAAATATGCTTTCATTGTTCCGATGTACCTGGCTGCTCCTCCTGAAGCCCAGCCAATCCCGATTGCAAACCGATAAAATCCGCACCCCTCAAGTCGGGTGCCGTTGAACTGGGTTGCAGTATTTGGCGAATAAAAAAGGTACGTTGTTTTATCTCGGCCATCAAAAACAATATCCCGGAATACATGCCTGCCTGTTGGATAAAATGGAAAACTTGCACCAGCTGCTACGCGGATGACGACTCCGCAATTCAGAAAACTGTTATCGTCATCAATTGTATATGGGCGTCGGCAACCCCACCCTATAAATTGAAAACCTAATGGAAGCATTGCGGGGTCAAGCCCGAAATTTAACGCACCGACATTCCACGGAATATCCAGTACCATCACTCCATCAGCTATAGCTTTTTTTAACGCGTAGTCAGCGATAACATTAACGCCAGGAATTGTGAGCAACGCCTGCTGATCAGCTTCAGTAAGGTATTCAAAAATCGAGGAGCGAATGATTCTGGCCAGAGGTGAGGCGTTCCGGTAAACCTTCATTGCTCCTTCGCCTGAACCCAGGTCTTGGCGAAGCGTATCACCATCCATCAGAACGAAGTGAGTAACGTCGTTCGCAAAGCTGGTCGCATCGGTTCCGGTGGTCGTAAAGCCGACGTCAGTAGCAGCATTCAGGCGGTAATACTCATTGTCGTAACGGATGTACTGGTTACGGGCACTAAACTGGAATGGGCCGTCCTGATAATCGCCAAGAAACACGTATCCTGAAGTATTCAGGAACTGCTGAAAGCGGTTTTCTTTATCGGTTTGAGATTCTGAAAATGTTGATTCCTGCGCCGATAACTGAGAGGAGAAGCGCGATTCAAATTCATTTGATTTTTCTTCGAAAGAGGACTCTCTTTCGGATTGTGATGATTCAAATGAAGACTGCTGGGTAGTCATTTGACTTTCAAATTGAGCCTCCTGCTCAGATAACTGAGACTCAATGGTTTGTACAAGACTAGTGGAAATACCCTGAGCCTGATCTCTTGCCATTTCAGCAGCGGCAGCAGCATTTTGTGCATCAGCAACAGATTCAGAGAGATCAATAACAGGCTGCTCAATACTTAATAGGTATTGCTTTGCCTCTGCAGCACTCACAGCGGCCTGTGCTGCGAACTGTGCCGTTTGCTGTGTGTCGGTAGTCGCCATAATTTTTCCTGTTATTACCACTCGATATGCACAATGCCATCGGCGCCATCGCCGGATGGGTAAGCTATTCCGCTGAAATCAATATCGTAAGCACCACCACCGCCAGAGCCTGCTGCTTTCCCTTTCACACCTCCGGTTGCGCCGCTGCGTCCTCCGCCACCCCAGAACGAAGCCCCACCAGAACCAGTAAGCATGTTTGTCGCAGCTTGGCCGTCCTGACCGGTACCACCCTGAATGTTGATATCGCCACCTGACGCAACACCGCCATCACCCCCGGCGCTGTTCACGATGCTGGCCTTGTTGGATTTTTTCCCGCCGCGGCCGAAGATGATCCCACCCAAAGAAGAGTCGCCGCCGTCATTGCCGGACACGGCTCCTGATACCGATGCACCACCTTTGCCGACGACAACGGATAAGGTCGTTCCCGGGACAACGTCCAGCCAGCCTAAAGCTGTACCGCCAGCCCCACCCCCGCCACCGCTATAGGACTCACTTGAGGAGGACGCCTGACAACCGCTTCCGGATCCGCCTGCACCCGTCACGGTGTAACGAATACGCTTCACCCCTGCAGGCACGACGAACGAATATGTCCCGTTGACTGCGTAAGCGATATTTCCATGAGGCGTAGAAAGGGAGGTTACGTTGGTTCCATCGGAGTGGACTTGAGTAACTGTGCCTGGCTTGCTGACAACCGTTGTGCCCGCTGCCCTGGTGCTTAACTGAACGTAGTAAGCGCTGCCGGTGCAGTTATTTTCGATGGTCCAGTCTTTCACCCAGGGCGGAAGATAAAGGACCCGGTTGCCAGTTAGCGCACCGGTGAGAATTAGCCGCGGGTTAGCAGCCTGCAGATCGGTGGCGTTAACGTTAGCCGTCGATATTGAAATGCTGGCCGCTCCGCACCCCCATGAAGGTATCCAGCCAGATGCCGTGGCGTCGGTTTTTTCCGGCGCGGTATTATTGGAGTCAATGGTGTTGAGCCACGACACCGAGTAATCACTGGAAGGGATCACTGCGCCTTTCGGGTAGCCTGAAATAGCCGTTCTGAAATCTGCGTCAAAGGGATACCCCATCCCGGCATCCGACCATTGCAGGCGAGTGTAAAGATCATTAAAAATGCCGTTAAAGTCCTGCCCCTTCGGCGGTTTACCGCCGGCAGAGAGTGCGATACGGGTCAGCGGCGGGAAACCGGAATCCATAGCCGCCAGGCCGTCAGCCAGCGTTTCAGAAGTGGAATTGACCGGGATCGTGTTTTTATCGCCGCTCACAGAAAAGACAACCGTCAGACGTGACGGTATGGATGAATTATTCAATTCAGACCTCCTGAACGATGTTAACTTTTACCCCGGGAGGGGAAGGAAGCGCGCCGGTGCTTTGCACTATGGCCAGCTCAGATTCGGAAAGCTGGAATTCGAATACGTAGCTCATGACATGGTTACCATCGTCACGCACGTAAGCCCGCCCGCTGGTGCCGAACATGTACATCAGCATGCGGTTCATGACCGGCACGGTGCAGTCGCTGATGTTCGCCATCGCTTTGCACATGATCAGCTTGCGGTATGCTTCATTGGTCAGGACGACAGTATTCGTGTCCTGTACGCCGGTATAGAAAGGTGCCTGGTTAAAGGGTTGCGGGTCGGTGAGTTCTGCCGGGGTACTGGTCGCTTCGCCAAACCCCAGAAACTGCTGGGATGGCGTCACAGTCAGCAGACGCTCTACATCAACGATTTTACCCCAGCACATCAGCCCGTAATCACCACAGGTCTCGATGTTAAATACGAGGTCATAGAACGTGTCTATCCAGTCCTCTGGCGCTACAGAAGCGTTAAAGGTATCAATCAGTGACCGCAGGCTCGTTGAGTTCACGTACTGCGCGTAGATCGTCCAGTCGACATTATTCACTTACCGCCTCCGTTATGATGTTTGTCGCATCGAGAGTCGGCTCCTGATCTATCCCCATAGTCAGCGCACTAGACCAGGTGGTTCCGTCCAGAGAGATCTGGACCGAAAGAACGTTCATGTTCTGTGCATCAAGCTCCTGAATGGGTCCGATATAGCGGCTGCCATAAATTCGCGCGCCGGCACGCGCCCGGGTACCGCCATCTGCTCCGGTGAAGGCATTCAGGACGACCGTTCTGATCTGCGCGTTGATATCTGATGGAAGGCCATCATTTGCCTCGTATTCCACCTTGATATGAACGCTCACCGCATCCAGCGTTTTCCACCTGTAGGTGTACTCCGGATAAGGGGCGTCATAATTTTCGGTATCCTGCACGGTCCCGGTGGTGTCACCGTTCATAACAGTGCCAGGGGGAAGTTTTTTATTGATGGCCGCTGCAATGTCTGCCACTGCCCCGCCATAAACCCCGATATAAATCGAGCTGGCCAGCAGCGTGTAATTCGTGGAACCTTTCTCGACGGAAGTGGGCTCTTTGTTGTCGATCACATAAACATCAAGCACCCCGTCGACTTCCAGGACAGCAGCCCGCACAGCCGCTGCTGTGTTGAAAGCATTACGTGCTACTGACTGGCGACGGCGATACTCAAATGCAGATCGCCCTTCAACATTCGAGCCCGGCACACCCGCGGTCTCGTTGGTGATACTCGACCAGCCACTTACCGCGACATAGATGTTTGTCAGGGTACCGATGGGGCAAGCTATCGGCCCGGTAGTCAGGTTCTGGAACTCCATCTTTACCGTCCCGTCGGCGCCTATCGTTCCGGCCGCCATGGACACGTACATATAACCGTTATCGTCGGTTGCATAGGACTGTGCCGGGATCACCGTTCCCGGTACGCCGGAGCATGTGGCCGTTACAACCGTACCCGCAGCAGCAATGCGATCGAGGAAGTAAATCCTGCCAATGCCATCCTGAAATCTTCCGGAGGAAAAGTCCGGGTTCATGTTGTTGACGATAGCCAGAAGCTGATCGTTCTTGTCTGCGATGATTGCAGTATCAGTGACAGCCAGTTGCCCCTGTGGCGTCTTGAGGTTCGTGCTCATCGCCGTCCCGAATGCAGAACCAATATCTGCTATACGCCCGGCAAGAATGTCTCCCTCATCCGGAACATCAAGGCCAGTGGTGGAAAAGGTCACGGCCGGTACCGCCGTAGAGATTGTCGTCATTTTTTCCTCACAGGGTGACGCTGGAATCCAGGCCGTTGGTATCCACGATCGCAATAACGCCGGTAGTGCGGCGCGTATCGCGGTTGTTAATCAGCGTCGGCTCAGCTCGCGCGATATAGCTCATCCGCAACGCTTCAACCTGAAGCGCGGCCGCCATGGCGCCAGTGCTGGCCTTAACGTTAAGCAGCTCTTTGTAATTAACGCCGGTGTCTTTTTCGTAAATGCACTCGCCGCGTATAGCCAGGCATGCCGTCGCTACGTCCTGAGCGCAGGCGTAGGGGTTTTCAACCGTGGCGATATTACCCAGCTCATCAAGGACAAGATCCCAGGTGTCGGGATCGAGTTTGAGAGAGATTGTTTTCATGGATTTCGCCCATAAAAAAACCCAGCCGAAGCTGGGTTTGTTAAGTTGTCAATTGTCAGTAGCGATGCAGTGAAGGCGGCAACTCTTTGTTCTTAAGTCTTACCCATGCGGAAAGATTCGTTGGTCCGTCTGGCTCATTGATATCAACATCTCGTGTGTGGTTGATTAAAACGTCTCTCGCCATTCCGATAACATACGAAAACTCATGACCGTAGTCGTAGCATCTTCCGGAATAGTTCGATTGAATTTGTTTTAATGCCGGATACAGTTCGCGGAATAATGCCTGTGATCGGTTAGCATAATCCCACAACCATACAAGGCTGTTTGCTTCTTTTGCAGAAAGCTCGTTGGTGCTCTTCTCTTGTTTGCCAATGAACTCACCTTCAAGTGGAACTCGAGCTGCAAGTGACAGTGCTTCGGTAAACTGCTCCTCACTGATTTCTTTGTACGAACAGCCAAAATGAGATTTCAGTGACGACCACATAGTGATCATCGCCTTCGCCTGTTTTTCTTTTGGCAGAGACTGACCGCGACTCATGACGAGTTGTTTAATAGCTTCCTGCTGTTCAGTGGTGATTTTACCCGGCAACACCTTTTTAGCTTTGCGCGGGTTAACCACATGGCCTTTAGTCCAGTACTCGTAGAGCACATCGTCACACTCTTCCTGATACTGGATTACCTTGTCGCGGATTTCAGGGCGGACTTTGTTTGGTTGAATGCTTGAAAGCCAAGCCGCAAATTTACGAAAGGCAAGACATGTCATTAACTGTTTACCGCCAGCAGAAGGTATTTCGATTTCCGAAATACCTTTGGCAAACCTCTGTTTTAACTTAACAAATTGAGCAGCCCAAACCATCCCCATACCTTCAACAACAGGCTTCATAGGAACATAAGGCTCATTGTTAATTCCAACCAAAAAGAGATTTGTTCCGTGGAATGGAACATTGATTGTGCGATCTGCAATTGCTAAACTAGTCATATCAGTTTTCTCGTGGTTAACTGGTAATTTAGAAGCCTCAATGGTTGCAGCCATTGAGGCTTCGCTGTTTTTAGCGACCATTCGCCACCTCTTCCCTAACACCTTTTGCCAGCAAACGAACAATTGCAGAGTTCAGAGATATACAGTCCATTTCCGCCAGGCGGCGAAGGTCTTCATTCAGCCGTGATGGAAGGCGAAGGTTGAGTTTGATATTTTTGCGCTCAGTGAAAAGTGTATCTTGCATTATCTAATCTCCTTTATTTGGTGCCAAAGTGACACCATGAAGGCCATGATGCCACCATTGAAATCGTATGGCAATATGGCACCATGATTTTTTTTGAGAGATTTGCAATGGCCGAAAAACAAGTAAAAGACTACGACAAGTTCAACCTCCGTTTTCCTGACGGAATGCGAGATGCTATAGCTGAACGAGCCAAACGAAACGGGCGCTCTATGAACTCAGAGATTGTTCAGATACTGGAAGATGCCTTGAATGCAGAAAATACACTCGGGGAAATAGCAGATAAAATTAACAGCGTCTCGGTTCCGCTAAATGTTGATGCGCTAGTTCAACTTCAAGCCCAGGTTATCGCCATGCAAAAAGAAATACAGGAAAAGTTCAGAGAGCAGAACGAAAAGTTGAGAGAACTGCTAAACAAAAAACCCACCTGACGGTGGGTTTTGGCTAGTACATCGACTTGATCTGCGTGGTACCGTCCGGAACGCCGTACTTGCTCATTTTCCAACAGGCCTCAGCAACCTGGATTATTTGGTATCTCATTTCAGGGCCAATTCCTTCTGTTAAGCTAATGTGCTGTTTCATAAACTCAAGGGTCACGCCTTCCCTTTGGGCTGCCCCCGCCACCCGGCACATATGCCTTACCCCGGCGTCAGAATCAGCCTGCTGGTATGGGTATCGGGCCATTAGAGAATAGTAGACATTATTTAAAGTGTAAGACGCAGCATCAATCTCACGCTTGGCCATACACTCCTTACTAGCCTGACACTCAGCTTCTTTCTGTGCTGCAAATGCTTCGTTTTCTTTTCTTTCTTTTTCTCTTTTTTTATCCATCATGGAATCGAAGACATTGGCATATTTATTGTAGTAGCAGACGTTATCTTTAAGGCATTCGCTTGTGTTTTGCTCAGGAAGGTTTAATCCAGTAACGTTTTTATATATCTCTCTTAGATCGTCTACAGACTGAGTACCACCTGAATTTGTTTTGAATTTTTGCTTATCAAAGCCATGCTCCTTTTGGTATTGGATAGCCTCAGTAGGAGATAAAGCACAGCTTGATAATAAAAATACCAAGGGGATAAAATATATTTTACTTACCATTTCACGGCTCCAGGGGTTCAGTTCGGCTTCCTCCTGATACTACCCCACCATGAGTATGCCCATCAACGATAGAACCGTCGACAAGCTCAAGCTGCCCGTTTGGATGGACTTTCAGGCCGTTGATGTTAACCACTCCAGGGCTCTGTATGTTTATTCCGCTTCCTGTAAACTCAGCGAACTCCGTGGGTTCATCGTTCAAACTAGCGATAGCAGTGATGTAAACAGCATCCGAGTATGAATGGCGCCGCTGAGTTGGCGGTGGTCCACTTTGCCTTGACGCTCTGACATTGGTTGTGTCTTTGTCACAGGCGATTACCAGTCCAATATCGCCAATGCGGGGAGTCATTTTTACAGCGCTGTTCCCAGCCTGATACCGAATGAAGGGGATGTCATATACCTCCTGACATTTAATCTCCCCCCCGGAAACGTTCGCGCCGCTCACAAGAGGTAGCACAGTCATAACGCCATCACCAACATCTTTAACCAGAACAATATCTGCAAAAACATTGCCCTTTGATGCCGTGGCTATAAGGGACAAGATCGCGTTACCCTGACAGGAGATATCAGAAGCTTTTTGGTTAGTTGCCATTGCTTTCCCCTCCGATGACAGATGCCGGAGATGCCACAACAAACGTCTCCCAAAGCCCACCAGGCACTTTACAGGACAGATAGTGGGTAGTCCCCGCCTGCACCACCCACTCGCCGCTAGCGTGTGGCAAGTCTGTTTTCAGGATGATCTTCGTATTCAATTTTAGCGCCGGTGAATAAATGCACCTAAAGTTAATCCCCATCTCATAAAATATTGGATACCCAATAAGTCCATGCTCTGGCGAAATTAACGGAACAACTGAATCCGACGGTGTTTTGCCTGTATAAATTGTGACAGTGCCAAAATCTATATCAACAGATATGTCATGCGCTGCCGCAATTTTTAATATTTGGATTATTGCGTTGTCATCGAAATACGGATTCCGATGCGTCGCTTTGACGTCGACATTGATGAATTTCAGGCCAACTTTAAAGGCAAGAGCACGAATCATATCAGCAACATCAGCATCGCCGCGAATGGACGTAGGCTCGCAGGGGATCAGGCGCTCCCTGCCGGCGGCCGCCGCGGTTATCTCAATCGGTGCGTCCGGCATCTGGTTCAGGTTAATCCTGGCAGATGTTATTGACCCGGAAAAAACACGGGTGTCGCCGGCGTAAACGACAATTGAGTTCTGTGCATACGCGATTATCTTTTGCGCGTTGGTCGTCAACTTTGACATGTTTTCCAGGGAAAGTCCCCAGAGGCTAAGTTCAAGAATCGTTCCGGTAGCGCCGCCAAATGCTGATATAGCCGCCTCACACTTGAAACCTTTAACCGTCAAGGTGTCGCCAATGTCGCCGTCAAACGTACCGTTGGCCAGCGTGAACGATACGGTAAGCTCTCTCTCCTTGTAACTCATCTGCCGACCTCACTGCTCGTCGCATAATACAGCTTGAATCTGGTGCCGATTTCGTCGTAATAGGGATCGGCTGTACCTTTTGAATCAACGAAAACCAGATCGCCACTGAACCCCAGATATTTATACCGAACCAGGTAAACGCAGTTCAGGCAGAGAACACCCTGAAATATCGGCTTGTCATCGACATACAGATCGGCGTAAAACCCGGTTGAACGCTGATGTAACTTGATCGCGCAGTTCTGGCCGTCAAGCGTGACATAGACCTTTTGGGATAGTGACGGTGATAAGCTAATTTCCTGCATGTCACATCACCTTTTCCAGAAAGTCGGAGACGGTGCTTTTTATCTGCTTAGAAACTGCAGTTGAAGAGCTGTCCCACGACTTAGAGACCGACTCGGCTGCCGAGTTAACGTTAGACACAATCGCCGCCCCAGTCGTCTGGAGAGCGTCTGATAAGGTTGTATCTGCACTTGACCAGGCATTCTTAACATCGCTCAATGTCACCTCTTTCGTCGCCCCGGTGATCACCTGCGTTGATGCTGCGGCGCCATTGTTGGTTTTCGCATTGCTGGTCGGCGGCCCTTCAATAACAGCATTTGAAAGCATGACTTCCCCGCCGTCCATGATCTCCTCGAAAGTGCAGTTAGCCATCAACAACGTCTGCCCGCGATACGAACCCACAAAGTAATCGAAGTGGGTCAGATCGTAGCTGTAATACACCGTGTCCGGCGTCTCGATGTTGTAGGTGCTGGCCGTGTTTTTCATCTCATCCAGTTTCTGAATGAAATTATTCCTGCTCAGCAGAGAGAAGTTGGTCAGGTTAGGCAGTGACCCGGAAAAAGCCGTCCACCCCTCAAGGGCAAAAATGATCCTGAGTTCAGACGGCTGTTTCACTTTGTTGTAGGACGTGTACCGGCCCTTTTCTACCGGCCCCTTAGTCACTGCCGCATCACCGTAGCGATCAACGCTAACCCAGCCGGAAGGAGAGAAAACCTCCTGCCCGGCTGCAGCCGTCAAAAGCGACTCGTCAACGGTGTTATAGGTGATCCGGTAAGTTGGCGACAGGGCGCTGTTAAGGACGGATAACAGGCTTCCTCCCTGAATGGCGGATAGCACTGTCGAGACATTCAGAGAAAACGACATGAGTTATTGTCCTGAGTAGCCAGCCAAAAGCATGACACGGTTGTCGCCGTGCTTTTTGATGTCGCTGGTAAGCTGTTCCACGTTCTGGGCCTGGGTGGTGATTTTGGTGCCATAAAAGTTATAAACACCGCCAGCCTGACCCGGCATTGCGCGGTCTACGGCCATCCCGGCCCCGGGGCGCATTCCGGCCATGACTTTAGGGACGTAATTTCGAGTTTCCGACGGCAGGTTATCCATGCCTTTCTTCTGGACGTTTCCGAGCCCCCAGTTATAGGAAGCAAGAGTTTTTTCCAGATCTCCGCCAGTGGCATCCATTAACCATCTTAGATATTTCGCTGCTGCCTCTGCAGACTTGTGGGGATCGTAAACATCACGACCTTTGAGCCCCATATCCTTTGCCGTGCCAGGCATGAACTGGAACAGGCCTTTGGCTCCGGCCTTCGACTCCGCAAACGGATCACCACCTGATTCAGTAGCAGCTACCGAAGACAGCAGCCCGGCAGGTAGGTCATATTTACCCTCCAGCGCACCGAACTCACCCGCCATTGCCTGCAAGAATGATTTTCCTTTAATACCCAATTTTGCTGCTTTGGCATTTAATGGGATGTTAGGCTGGTATTGGCCTACATCCAATTTCATTGCCGTAGACAAATCCATTTGGGTATCCATCATTGCCTGCTGGTAGGCATTAGGAACAGTCCTCTGTGAGCCATTAGGAACAGCGCCGGAGTCAATTTGCCGCTGCCTTTCCTCTGCGTCTTTCTTGTTAAGGAAAAACTCTCCATTAGAGGTCCAGAAAATACCGTGATTTTGCATCCACTCCTTATTTTCCTTGCTCACTATCTTCGACAGGAGCCCGTCAATTATTGGATAGAGCGCAGTTATGGCAAAAATGAGACCACCCGGACCACTTAGCGCAAACGCAATCCCTCTAAACCATGATGCAACCTTTAAAGCAAGCAACGCGACAATAACATTCTTCCACCCTCCCACTGCGTCGGCTGCATCATTGGCTGCAGCCGCCACGTCTTTGATGGCGCCGAAAAACGCATCAATACCGGCTTTCATCTCTTTAGGGTGAGATTTCATCCAGTCAGATAAGTCACGAAGTACGCCATTGAACTCGCGCACATACGGGATCAGGAAGGTATAAAACTGGTTTTTTGTGGTATCAAGGTTCTGGTTTAATTCAGCCCATGCGGCTGTAAATTCCTTTGCGCCTTTGGTTGAGGCGTCTGTAATGCCGGAGCTTTTAGTCAGGCGATCAACGTCAGGCAGGAATTGCCCTTCCTGGTTGCGCTGGTTGATAGCATCATCAATACCTACCAACTGAAGAATCTGACGGCGGATATCTGGATCGGTAACCTTCCTTGCCGAATCCAGTATTTTCCTGAACGTGGTTTGTGCTGAGTCGTCCCTGATATTGAAAGAATCATGGGTCAGTGAATTAAGCCGGATTGCAGCTTCCTGCACTGGCGTATCGTACACCCCGACCTTAGCCAGTTGCTTTGCGTTCTGAAACCCCTGCAATGCTGCACTTATTTTCTCGACAGAACTACCGGCCGCCTCTGCCGCCTTGCCCACGCCGTCAAGCTCTTTGGCTGTCATCCCCAAAGATTTAGCCTGAATGGACAACTCCATTAGCCCTGAGGTAGTGCTTTTCACAAAGCTCATCAGGCCGCCGGCAGTGACGGTAACGCCAGTCAGTGCCAGCAATTCCGTCTTTATGCTGCCGAAGAATGCTGCTGCCTTTTTCCCCTGCTCCGCCATTTCCTTGGCAGTTTTTTTGGCATCTTCGCGCTGCTTTTTCAGGTCATCACTGACTTCCTGCTGGCCTTTGCGGAACTGAGAAGTATCAAGGCCCAGCGTAACCAGGAGGGCGTCAATTACCGTTGCTGCCATGATCACTCTCCGCTGCTATGGCTCTGTTGGTGTTATCCACGGTCATTATTTCTATCAGCCACCACATATCCTGAACGCTGTATACCGTGTCCAGTTCGTGGAGTGTCGCCATTTTCCCGGAGATCACCGCGGCGATGGTGCGCGGTACATTCGCATACTGTATGAAGCCGCGATCTGAATCTTCCGGGACGGATAGGGGAATTTCTAACTTGCGGTGGCTGCTACAAAAGCGATATGGAGTTTGAAGGCTTCGATTTTCAGGCGCGACCAGGTGCTGATTTCTTCGATCTGACCTTCGTCAACAAGCGCTGTTTCGATACCATTACCGCCGAGGAATTTCACGCAGCCAAGCAACTCATCAAGCAGAGGCTTTGACTGTGCGAACGGAACTTTAGCCAGTGAAGTGATACCCCACTGAGCGAGTCCGGCCATACCGCTGGCCATCACGCTTTCGTACAGCTCGCGAGCTTCTGCGTTATCCTCGGCTGGGGCCGGCGCCACCGCAGCACCGATGGCCATCATCATATTGTCGGGAACGGTAACGCCGGCGCCAATCACGGCACACGCCAGGCGGATCGCCCACTCTTCGGCCTTTCTCGCCGGCATTTCGGTGATTTTGAACTGCTTACCCTTGTCACGGTTATCTGCTTCAACCGTGAATACGATGCTTTTACGAGCCATTTTTGTTTCCTGAATGAGTTATCTGGCAATAAATAAGCCCACCGTAGTGGGCCATTCAAAAACCACGAATTTGTGGTTTTCATGATTCGGTAAGCGCACCAGGAAAACCGGGCAATGCCAACTGACCTTGCTTGTCCAGTTGCTCAATGCGTGAAAGTAGCTGTGGCTTCTTCTCTTTCCCCCACCGGCGCAACAGACGACCAGACATACTGGCAACATCCTTCTCTTTAAGGAACTCCAGCATGACGGCGTTACGCTCTTCTTCAAACTGGCGCCGCCCAACCTGAAGCATCGCGTACATCCAGTTGAAGGCGTTGATGTAGGCGATCTTGATACGCATCGCCTCTTTTTTGGTGTAGGACATAACCAGAAGCATCAATCCATCTTTGCGGAGGCGATAGAACTTCTGCGGCTTTCCGTTCTGCAACTCATTGTTTTTATAGCAAACCTCAAAATTGAGTTTTGTATCGAACTCTTCCGGGCATGCCTTAATAGTCTTTTCGATATCACGAATGACGTTGTCAGGACGTTTCCCAAATGCCTTCGCCACCATAAACGAGTCAGTTACCGGGTCGTTGTCAGCAACAAAAATGAGGTCACGGAAATCAAGTCCGTTAATAACTGTTGGGTATGACATTGCGGTATTTCCTTTAGAAAGATGAGCCTGTTCGCACAGAAATGCCGCCCCGAGAAGGTCCGCACCTATACGGCATTTCTCAGGCTCAGCTTTCTGAAAGACTCGGGAGTTAAATGCGCTGCGACGCGCAGGAGGTTTATTTCTGGTATAAAAAAGCCCGGACTTGGCCGGGCTGATTGTTTACGCTGAGTAGTCTGCCGGGGTGACAGTTTCCCACTGGATGAGTCCAGTTACCGGCTGAAGCACACGGCCGGCAGACGGCATGCGGCGCGCGCGCTGCAGGATACCGTTGGTCATGATGTACTTTTTGCCCATCGACGGCAGGATCACCGTCCCATTAACACGCAGCACAGACCGCGTGGTCATCTGCGTGGTTTGCCAGTTGTCGATGTACTTAATCGACGGTGAGGATGCAGCCAGATGGAATGTCCACGGCAGATCACCATAAACAAAACCGCCCAGCAGTTTACCGTCAGCAGTACGCTGGTACTCTGCCATATCGGTATCACCCATTTCGAAGATGTTTTGCGCTTCGAACTGTTCCAGGTTAAACCCGGATGGGTAGAGCTCAGCAATGACCAGCTCAATGATGGCGTCTGCCGACGTAATATTTTGACCGGCCATTACTGCACCTCCGTGCTGTTAACGGTGATACCCTGGATGATCCCGCCGTCGGTGTACCAGAAGTAAACCGTTGGCTTGGTACGCGCGGCGCGCATTGCCGCGGTGAACGGGCCGATGTAGACGTAATAACCTTCAGCCATAAGCGAATCCGTAACATCGACACCAGCGATGGCGTTAATCTGGTCGATCTGCGACTGGTCAAGATCGGTTCCTGCCGTCATGCCACCCCACGCCCTGAATTGCTCAATGGTCGGCTTCATGCACGACTCAATACGAGCTTTCCCGGCTGCTGCGAAGGGCAGATTGCTCGCCTGCTGGAACAGCGCAACAAGAGCCGCCTGAAGCTGAGCATTTACCCATACCTGACCCGCCCAGGCATCAAGCCAAGCGTAATCACCGGTAATAGAGCCGGGCGCCCACTGGTTGGTTTCGACCGCATTCGAGGCATAGTTGCCGTAGAAGTTATAGCCGTTGGCCTTAGCCGCCTCGTAATCAGTATCGTTACTGATCATCGGCAGCAGGCCGGACACCTGACGACCATTCAGCGAACAGCGACCATTGGCCTGCGTGAAGTTCAGCGCAGCCACAAACCCCATCGCGTTTGCTGCGTGGTTCGGGTAACCATACACCGGGCAGGTGTCGTTATAGGCGTAGGTGTTGATGATGTCGTACACCAGTGCATTCGAGCTGCCCGCCACGATTGCCGTTCCTGATGCGTCCCATGGGACATAGGCAAAGCGGTGGTTTTGGCTGTTTGTCCAGAGCGCAAACGCATTAGCCTGGTCTTTGGTGACAGCGAACGTCGTGGAGAATGTTACCCAGTCCTGCTCTTTGGCCAGAATGGCAGTAAAGATATCGTCAACCACTGCCGGCGCCGCACCCTGAGAGATCACCGCGCCGGTCGCTTCGGTCAGTTTCAGACCCGTAGCAAGCGTACCTTCATCGGCAAAGGTAATGGTGCTATCCACGCCCGTGGTGGCAGAGGTGATGATGAATTTCTTCAGCACGCTATCCCAGGTCACCACAACCGAGGAGCCAATGCCGGTTTCAATCAGCTCTGCCGCGTTATCAAAACTGGTCGCGCCGCTGAGGTTGATAGCCGCTGAAGTCTCCTCCGTACCGTCGACGGTCAGAGTCAGCGTGCCGCTCAGCAACTTGAGCTGTGCCAGCGTGGTCGCGGCGTGCGATCCGGAACGAAGGAATGCAGCCACTGCCGCAGTATTGAATCGGCTAAAATACAGCTTGCCGGGCATCTGCGTTTTGCCGTTGAAGGCGGCGAAATACAGCACCGCGGCGGTGTACTCAATCGACGCGCTGCCGAAGTACGCCTTTACCTCATCCGCACTGGCAAATGAGGGTACTGCACCAACCGGCGCGTATGCGCTGTCGGTCAGGAACAGGCCATTGAGATCAATAGCCGTCCCTGTCGCCTTCAGTACGCCGGGAAGCATCTGGGCGATTTTTGATAGCGAAATTGCCATTTATTATTTCTCCGGAGGAAATCTCACGTCGACCGGCTGCGATATCACATCTGCGCCTGTCATAAACTGCTGAGGAACGCTGACGACAATCAGCGGGTTTGCGTGGAATTCAAGCGTCCAGCGGGATTCCCACTGTTTCTCGCCGTTGATCATCGAGGTTTGCCGCGGGGGGCCGGAATAAAGCGGCACCAGGACATTCGCATTTTCCCTGAACCAGGTGCATGCGAATTCAGAGCGTGCGATGCGCGAAAAGATGGTGGCATTGTTTTGCGCCTGATCCCCGTAGAAATCGAGCTGACACTGCCATTCATCAATGCGGCGAAGTTCTGCCCGCCCGTAATCACTGACGCCGTCATACTCGTAATCAACAGCGCTGGTTGAGAGGTCAGTCAAAAAAAGCGGCGTCATGGTAATGAAACCGCCTTTCGGCATTGGGGTTTGGTTTTGCTGTGTCTGCGTGACTTCTGCGTCCGGGAAAAGAGCTGAAAGGAAATCGCCGGTCGCCTTAAACAGATCGCTTTCAGTGACCTGCAGGCCTACGTCAATTGTTGACATGCGATAACCCTCGTCCAGTCCGGCCAGACTTCAGGAACAGCCACAACCAGCCATGTTTCATTGCCGATAACGAACTTATCCCCACCCTGCTGCCGATCCCTGTTAATCCCGCACCAGTTGCCATCCGTCCAGATGCTGACCAGAACACCCTGGATATTCATGTTATCCATGTGCCTGATATCTTCCTGACTTAACGCCTGCTTCTGCACCATCATCGTCACTGGCGGATCGAAACCAGGCGAGGTCGAATAATCTGGGTTTTTGACGGGCCCGGATGAGCGATAAATTTGCGCTTCGACGCGAGGATTGACCGCGCTAATGGCGCTGCGCACTATGGAATGCAGATTCACTCTTTCACCTCGTAGTCGACCGAGTTCAGCATGTGAGCGGAGTCGATTAACGGGTCATTAAACCCTTTTTTGTCGACCGTGCTTTTTGCGTTCGGCGGTTCAGAAAAGGCGATGATTGACGACTGAATCTGCCCCTTAATCCGCTCCCCCATCAGAGCCAGGCTTTTTCTGGCGTCAAAATCGTTGGCCTTCATGAGTTTCCCAAGTTCCCCGCCCCACTCCGGCCCATGTTCGGAAATGGTCTTCCTGAAGTACGGTCGGGATGGGATCGTTACGATATGCTCGGGTATCATTACTGACTGCGCGAAATTGGCCTTTGATGGCTTTGCGAAGCGCGAAACGCCGTCGCGGCGAACGTAAAAGTTCAAATCCCTGGTATGCGCCGGGATTTTTACCGTACCGCCGAATTCGTTGGTGGCCGCCACAAGCGCTACCGGCGTCCCGTCGGGGTACTTAGCCCCCTCAAGGAAACCCACCTTTAAATCATCGCCAGAGGACAGCCCCTTTGCGATCGACTGCAGGTGCTCCATCAGCTTGTCGCCGCCTGACATTCCATCCATAGCTACCTCCGGATGAAAGAGCGGCGGTTATAATGGCCAGGGTACATCGAAGGAGAGGACCCAGGGACATATCGCACAGTGCGATAAGGGGCCGTAGCTTGCCAGTAAGCTGCACCGTATGGCGTCTGTAGATACCACCACGATGACGCGCTGGAAGGCCCCGCATCAGTCGAAACCGATACAGACCCCTCCGATGCGCTTGCCACCCGACCTACCAGACCAGAAGCCTTCTCGCCGTTTACGCCTGAATTCAAAGCCGCGATGTGAGCAACCAGCATATTCAAGAAGACGGCGCGGACAGCAACATCCGCAACCAGGCTGCGGTCCGTGTTATCAAGGTAAATCGTTGCCTCCGTGAAGTACGCATTAAGCAGCGTTTCACTTACGGCATCGAACTCCGGATAACGCTCACGAAATGCGGCAACATCAAAGACAACGATCGCCATTATTTTTTGTCCGCCTTCTCAATGCCCGGGGCCGGGTTGTTCTGATCCAGACCTTCCAGACCAGTTTTCTCCGAAGCGTTTTCATTCGCTTTCGCCTGAGCGCTGCTGGTTTTCGCCTGGGCAAATACCAGCTCTTTGCGAACGTATGGCTGATCAGCATGTACTGCCAGCCACGCCTCAAAGGCTTCCTTGTCCACGTTTTCGGTCAGGCCGTAGCCGCCGACAACGAGAGAGGAGTTGGAGCCGTTAAGCTCCACTTTGTACGCGCCCTGCTCCAGGATCAGGCCGTTCGGCAGTTTGCATCCTACTGTTACTGTTTCGGCCATGTTACACCCCGATCATGCTGGCAATGCCCAGCGGTTGACGAATGATTGCACCCCAGGTGCCACCGGATTTTTTCTGCCGCCAGGAGGACTCTTCCACCACGACAGCATGCGCGCGCATCTTCTCGGTGAATGCTGCGTAAGCGGTGTCCTGCTCACCCAGACGCTCAACAATCAGTTGCACCAGCTCGCCTGAGGCGGTGCTGTATTCAACAGCGGTTTCGATACGCATGTTCGGGAAGTTTTTCTTCAGCTGATCGGTGACGTTCACGTTGTACTGGTTCGTCTTGGTCAGGTTGACTTCCATTTCCGGCGACATGCCGAGCACCATGCGATCGGTACGCTCTACGAGGCCTTTGGTCTGAGAGACCAGCTGCTTATAGAGGCGACCGGAAATGTCGTCATATACAGCCTGCCCGTCTTTCGTTGCCCAGGTAACGCCACCGCCGGAACCAGTCGCCGCCGGAGTAACCGAAGCGCTCAGAGACGGATCATTGAGCAGACCGTAGTTTTCCAGTCCGGCGATGCCGTAGAAGTAGGACTTGTTCTGGAACTTGTTCAGCACAAGCGCAGAGGCCACGTTGAGCTCTGCGGCATAGCCGATACGCCCGGCGCCATACATGTCCAGCTCGCGCTCACCCCAGCGGGTGTGAGTCTGATAATGGAACGACTGGCGCGGCACCCAGTTGACGTTGGCGGACGTCATTCCGTTGTTGTTGAAGTCGCCGTAAGCGCTGGTTTCACCAGTCGACTCGACGATCGGGAACTGCGAGGTCAGCGTCGTCCAGTCGCCTTTTTTCACTTCACCGATAATCTCTGCGGCCTTCATCGGCGTTACGAGAACGCGGATAAGTTCCGGATCGACGTAGTTCGTGAAGTAGGCCGGGATACCGGCGTTATTCGCAGTAACCATTTGCGGCTGGGCATCCATCGCCAGTGCGAAATTCTCCGCAAACTCCGGCTTCAGGTAGTCCTTCGCGCCGGGCAGCACAATGCCATATTTCCCGCTGGCTGCGGCGTAGTGTCGCTGAAATTCGTTCATTACTTGCTCCAGGTGCTGATTTTGACCAGCTCGCCAGCGTCACAATCGCTTGCGGCATAGAATGCGGTCTCGATAAAACCGGCCACGGTTGCGCCGGCTGCGGCGACTTGCACCTCCCCGGTAGTCAGGGATGCAAAAACCTTCTGCCCGCGGGTGGCAGCTGTTGACGTTTTGGCCCAGAAGTCACCGGCAACCATCAGGGTGATTTCGCGGCCGGGCTGGATAAGCATGGATGCCTGACCCAGCCAGATGGTGATCGACGCCTGCCCATCACGATGGACAAAGCCAGACGGAACACCGCTACCGGCATTGGAAGCCACACCGTCAACAGCCCAGGCGAAGCGGCCGACAGTCAGGCCGTCCTCACCAGCAACCAGAGCGCCCTCGCCAGCCTGATAGGTCGCGTGAGGGTTGGTGCCAGCAAAGGCCCCTTCGACGCCGGGGGCCGGATACTGGTTAATTCGTGTCTGAAAACCTGCCATGTTAACCTCGTTTCAGTTTGCCAGCGGTCGGGAATGCTTTTTCGAACTCACTGACGGAAGCGGAATCCTGCGCAATGACAGGGCGTGAATTTTCTTTCTGGCTGATCGCCATTTTGACCATCGCCGGATAAGCGGACGGGTGAACGCCGGAGATATCCACGCCGCTTTGCTCAAGCGCGGTGCGATAGACATCTTCGGCTGAGTCCATGGCAACTACGTCGCCGATCAGCGGGCGGACAACCTGCTCTGCTTCACGGATTTTCCGGAAGTTTTCCGCAGCCTTTTTAGTTGCGCTGTCGGCTGCCAGACGAATCGCAGAGTCCATCGCCGTTTTGGAGACTTTGTCGTCTTCTTCATCGTCTTCATCTTCGGCGGTTTTCTTCTTGTCCTTGTCTTCTTCGTCGTCCTCATCGTCCGCCGTTTTTTTCTTATCCTTCTCGTCGTCGTCTTCGTCGTCGGCGGTTTTGTTTTCTTTTTCGTCTTCCTTTTCGGCCTCATCAAGAGCCAGAAGAGCTTTGCGGACTTCTGCCTCCAGATCTGCATCCTGCGCCAGAAGTGGCTTAAGGGTGGCGCGGATCGCCGCTACCTTATGTTTACGCATGTGATTAAGCTCCGGTGGTAATGAATCTGCGACCAGTACATCTGGCCCTGCGCGGCCGTCAGGGACCAGCGCTTCGTGGTTTCCGAAAATGTCACGCATAACGCCGTCATAAGGCTCGCCGTCAGGGGTGACACCCGGGGTCATGTCTGCGACGTACTTGTACGATGCAGATAGCTCTCGCTGCTCTCCGTTCTCAATTCCAGCAATCGCGCTGTTATCCCAGATCGACATACCAACCGTGAGATACGTGCCGTCAAACTCCGCATTGGAGTGCGTCACGCCAACACGAAATTCATTTGGCGGGTCATTGGGAAAATCGGGGATGTGCTTGCTGAGCACGGGGATGTTATTGAAGGTTTTGGCTGCTTTCCGGAGCTCGTCCGGGTGGCGCCAAAGCCGGTAAAGCTTGTTGGGTTCGAGCCCAAGCTCTTCGCTTCCTGGTATCTCTCGTCCGTAGTAGGCGTTGACGTTTGCCTTGCTGATATTCGTTCGTGAAATCTGAAGGCGGCCATTTGCGTCGATAGTGCGCACAGAGGCGCGATCGAAAGCTAAGCACTCTGTGGGGTTCATTGCTCAATCCTGTTTTGAAAGCCCTGGAATGACAGCCTCCCAGGTGCAAAGACAATTTGGTAACTCGCCTGGCATGATGTGCTCGCCATCAATGAGCATCCCTTTCGAGAGGTCGAAAAGCCTGCCATTAGCTTTCACATGGGACTGGCGAGGCTTCTTACCTGCATGGGAGCGCTTCCATATTCCCTGGGTAATGCCGAGCGCCTGCTGTCGCGCAGACTGAACGACTGAGGTGGCCTTGTTGTTCTGATCTCGGGCAATGAACGCCGCACGGCGCCGGGTAATCCCATATCGCTTCTGGAGTTCATCGGTGAGATAGGACAAGTCGCGCCCACGCGCTACCGACCGCATAACCAGCCCTTCCACCTCGGTGAAATACTTCTCGGGGATGGATCGGATAAGGCCGACATTCTCGGCGATGGTCGCCTGAAGAGCGTTATTCATCTGCGAGGTCATCTTGAACTCGACAGTAAACCCCGCATCTTTGAAGGCTGTGGCCAGTGAAGTATCCGCGTTTTTCATGGCGTCGTTAGCGAACCTGTCGGCCAGCTTTTGCGCCATGTCATCAAACCGCCGCGTCCAGCGCTTAGCCAGTTTCTGCATGGCATTACGCATCATCACTGCAGGTGATGCATCCATGGCGACAGCCGCGCCGCTGGCGCGATAGTTTGCCGACAGCCAGTAGACAACAGATGCCTGCATTTCCTGCACCTGCTTATCAAGCTGTCGGCGGTACCATGCTTCGACGCCAGCGTTAGGATGAACCGCCCTTATCGTCAGGGTCTGTTTCTTCCTCTTCGTCGTAGTCGTCTTCGATTTCGAGGTCATCATTCAGGTCCAGAGAGTGATAGGGCGAGTCCGGGTCACCGGCGATTTTTTCGCGGACTTCGTTGCCGGAGAGCACGCTGGCGCCTACATAGACAGCGTCCGTGTCCGCATCTACTTTGCGAATTTCCGCCCGCTCTTTAGCGCTCATTTCGTACAGCGGCTCAAAGTCGAAGGTTATGCCGTCGTCAATGTCCCCGAACTCAGAGAGCTGAATGATATCCATCACACGCTTCAGGTTGTCTTTAAAAACAGCCTGCTGCAGGGCGTGAATGTAGTCGTAGAAAACGCGGATTTCGCCGTCAGACGTTGCGTTAAGGCCATTTGGAGTGATGCCCAGCAATTTGACGAGCGGGATGCTCGAAACCGCTGACATGTGCTCCTGCGATTGGGCCTGCAGGGCATCCAGACCGTTAAGCGGGGCGTTAACGAACTCAACCGTTTCTGGCTGGGTAGGGTTGTTGTCTTTAGCGAATGCGCCACGGTTATCGCGGCATCGGTTGAAGACATCAAGCCTTGCCAGAAGGCCATCTGCCGCCCCGCCCTGCAGAATCGTGCTCATATTTGTTCCGATTACCGGAACAGAGAACGAGTGAATCATGTCGCTGACGCTGTCGCGGGTGCGAAGCCAGTTATTGACGTATGGCTCGGCAATCTGCGAGAGAGACAGGCCGCGAAAGTTATACGATGCTTTCAGCAGATCCGGCACCTGCCGCGAGACGAAATCAATCATCCGGCTTGCATGTACGGTCCGGCCCATGACAAACCACTGCGTCGGCTTGTAGAAATCCGGGCTCAGCGGGTTGTCGGAGTTATAAATCCCCGGATAGGTCCAGATAGGCTCGATGACCCTGAACCCCTGCAGGCTGCCTTTCGTGATCTTCTTGTCGCTCATGAAGAGCTTCGATTGCAGCTCGTTGTCGTCCATCCATGCGGAGATGCCCCGCGGCGAACGAACGTCGATGTAAATCTGGCCGCCGCCGAAGTAGCCGTCATGCTCTGCGGCTTCTTTAAAGCGCTCGCGCACCTTAAACCGCTTCATGGCCTCTTCGAGCTGTTTTACCCGATCCGCCTTGTCTTCATCGCCGACAGTTTTGAGCTTTATCCATTTGCGGGTCATTTCTTCCGCGATGGTGCCGACCATCTTGCGATATTCAGGCTTTTGCGCCAGCGTGGCCAGATACGGGTATCCGGGGAAGCTATCAAAGTCGCCGTAGCCGTAACCGCCATACGCAGCATTGAGATCGTCGTAAGGCGTGGAGTCCATTGCCAGAATGGCGCTTTTGATAGCCTCGGGGATCACCCCTTTCGGCGGCTCGTAGCGCTGAAACTCTCTTTTCGGTAATGCGCGGACTTCGGCCACGGCCTCTGGCCTGATCCCGACCTTCGGTGCTTCCGGTTCTTTTGCCGGCTCAGGCGCGGCGACTTCTTTCTTTTTAAACCACCACACTTAAATTCTCCTGAGTTGATTCGGGTCGATAACCATCGGCTGCGGGCCGGAAATCAGGTTGTCGTCGATTGCGTCCATCCAGGTATCAAGGATGTCGTCGTTGTCGTGACTGTCATCAGCGGAGAAAGCAGCGCATTCCGTCATCGCCGTCAGCACCCACTCCGTTGAGCCTGCGATCGTGCCGTCCTCGTAGAAAATGCTGGAAAGCTTCTGTCCGTCGTCGGTGTGCGTGGCGGGGACAAAAACTTTCCCGGTTTTGATTTGGGGGATGACGTTAAGGCAGCGAACAAGCTTGTTCTGCCCGGTGCCGCGCGGGATTTCCCTCACCGGGATGGCGAGTTGCCCGGGCGTCTGGCTACGTTTTTTCAGCGTGGTGATGAGGCCCTGTCCGGCCTGCTTCTCTTCAATGGCCATATGACGCAGCGGCATGACCCGCATGGAGCCAGACAGGCGCCATTTTTCCCAAACCTCTTCCGCTTTCTTCAGGAGGTCTTCCGGGTCCCACCGACCGCGAACGACGTCGATGATGTACAGATTGCCGTCCACGCCCATGCCAGCCAGCGTAAACACGGTGTAATCCAGCCAGTCCTCCACCTTCCCGCTGTTCGTATCGACGTACACGGCGCGGTGCGTAAGCTTCGGCAGCGTGGTGTACGTTCTGAACCAGCTGGTGTCGATGATCCCGCCTGTCAGCGCCATCGGGTTTTGCTGGTATTGCGACAGGAAGGTATAACGATCCTTCTCCCACAATTGCAGGAGGTCGTTAACGTCTTCCATCTGCGGCCAGTAGGACCAGTAGCGAACGCCACCAACGACCACAGAATCGGTATCTTTGACCGTTTCCCAGCAAAGCGAACGCCATGGCTCATCGAGCGACTGGATGTACTTCTCGTCGATCATGGCCGGTATGGCTACATGGTGAAACGGCACGCCCATTCCGCCGGCAAGCATGAAGCCCGTTGCATCGTCGGTGTGCAGGCGCTGCTGAATGCTCACAAACGGAGTCGGGTGCTCTTTCGACTTATCGCCGCGGCGTGATCGAATGGTGTTTACCAGCAGCGTATTCGCGCTTTTGCGTCGGGACTCGCTGAGCATGTCCACCGGCTTGTTGTAGTCGTCCAGCATCACCATGCCGGAAAACTCTGGTCCGTAGTAGCCACCACGACCACCGGTGATCTGCCCGTTGCTTGAGCGCGATACTGTCTGGCCTATAGAGCGCCCTCGCTCGTCCTTTATCTCCCACTCTTCTGCCTGGTTGACACCAAACGAGCAGGGCCAGAACTCCTGATATTCGCGGCTGGCAATAATGTCGCGGGTTCGCCGGCTGTTACGCTTTACCAGCGTGTCAGCAAAAGAGATATTCAGGTTGCGAAAGCGTTTAAGCCGCTTCTCCTGTACCAGGGCGTTGACATACGCCGGGAAGTGGATGGAGAAGAACTCTGTTTTTGTACCGCCGGGCGGGATGTTGATAATCAGGTTTCGCGGGACAAGGCGCCCGGCGAGCAGATCATCAATTTTCGAAGCCATCAGGCGGTGATGCCAGTTAACCAGCAGCCGATCACCCTGAATCAGCTCGAACCATATCCGGGTGAAGTTCAGGAATGACTTCGTAGACTTTGAACGGATGATCACGCGCTCCGGGAATGACAGGTCATCCCATTCGATAATTCCGCTCATATCAGTCCAGCCCTTCTAATCTTCCCTCCAGCTTCTGCTGGGCCTTCGCATAGTCTTCAGCGGTGTACGTCACCTGATTCAGCGGGCCGCCGTCTTTGCCGGTTAGCTCCACCTTTTGCTTGTTGCTGTAGGCATCGCCAACCTCTTTTGCTGCCTGCTCCAGTAACTGAGCTGTCATACCGAGATTTTTCATACCTTCGGCAGTCGTAGACATTCGCTGCAGGACGCGAAGGCGATAGGCTTTGTTGGCGATCGGAATGTCGGAGATTTCGTTGAGGAAGCGGTCGCGGGTGCGGTTGAAGAGGTCGACCCATTTTTTGGCGAGAGTCTTTCCGCTAACCTTTGTCGGGTCGTGAGTTTCAACCTGCTGCCTGGTGATGGTGATACCGAAATCTTTCTGGACAGCCTCGACCACCTGAGAAGGTGTGTCATAGCACGCAAGCATTTGAACAATGGCAGCTTTCACCTCTGGTTTTAGTGCAGCCATGTTTCACCATCCGTCCAGTACAGTCCAGTTATTAAGCCAGTTTCAGCATGCACGTCCCGCAAGCTCTGGCAACATCGATATGAGCAACCTCCGCCGGCCTGTTCGCCACATCCACCATTTCCTGCACGTCTTTGCTGGCGCCGTAACGCCGGACCACTCCGACGAACTCCTCGACGTCATGGCCGCGAAGTTTGAGCACCGGCATCCCGGTCTCTTTGTTGAACTTCGGCGCGCCATAGTCGTCGGTAGCCTGGGCGATGTGATAAAGCTCATGCTCTACCAGTGCGCAGAACTCCAGATCGTTGCATTGCTCGCAGTAGTCAGCAGCCAGGGTGATGATGAACTTCGGTATGCGTCCGAACCATTCATGCATCTGCTGCTCCATTCTGGCTTTCTGCCAGCCACCGGCGCGCATCATTACCTGCTCACACTGGCCCAGCACAATGCGGCCGCTTTTGGCGAATGAGCCAGAGGCCCACATGAACGCGACATCAGCATCGAGCAAGTGCGCATGGTCAGGGTTATGGATTCGGCCATCTGCGGAGAGGATGTTCTGATTTACCCATTCGCCGATTTCGGCAGCAGGGATCAGCCGGGTATAAGGCAGCCAGTTTTCGCCAGTGAAGTTGACGGGAGGGTATGGTCTGCGATTGTCATTTCCAGCCATACAGAATAATCCTCTGGGTTGCTTTGATGCCATTTCGGTAATTTCGACACCGCAGCACCCGTAAACTCACATAAAACTCTGTCAATGATACAAAAAGGCATCATTTGCAGAACTTTATAAAATTATTGAACGCCTCTTTCGGTACCTACCTTTGTCTGCCGGCATGGATGTGCTTGTCTCTTATAAGAGACAAAGACTGCTCAGAAGCTATTAAGACTCACTATTAGGAAGGGCTTGTCCAACACGTTGGACACTCAATAGTGGCGAGTATAGAACGAAAAATAACCGTTCAAGGCCTTTAATGTTACACGAGTAGGAACAGCCACAGGAGGAATAAGTTACACAAGAGAAGCGCTGACAACCATTCACAACCAAGGAGGTATACATGTTAGAAGTACTAAATACATTGGCACCGTTTGCCCCGGCAATTAATGCCATCGTCATCCTAATCTGCAGCATCATTGCAAAGTACTACGGCGTTCTTCCTCTACCTTTCTAATCCCCGCCTTATCCAGATTGCACTGCCCCAGCGCAGAGTAAAGCTTCGCGTTTAACTCCAGACTAGCCTGCCACGTGAACGGAGCCTCCATTCCGGGGATCGGTGTGTCTGCAGTAAGGTCAGCGCTTATCGGGACCACCGGCGCCGGTACGTAACCCGTCCGCGTATTCCCGCAAGCTGTCAGCAGCGGCAGCAGGAACAAGCTGCTTAGCACACTGATCGCCTTCAAGCGCCTGCCTGATGTAGATAACACGCTGCTCACCTGCCTGGGAAAGTTCGGTCTTTGCATTCTGGGTTACCCGGGAAATGTCATTGATGAGGTTCATTGCAGTGACTACGCTATTGCTTACGGTCTCGGCGGTTTCCGCCCTGATCGTTGCTTTATCACGCTGCTCTTTGAAGGTGATGGCGTTATCACGGTAATGATTAACAGCCCATGACAGGCAAACGATGATGCAGATAACCAGAGCTGAGATAATCGCGGTTACTCTGCTCATACCTCAATCTCTCTGACCGTTCCGCCAACTTCTTTGAATTTTGCAATCAGGCTGTCAGCCTTATGCTCGAACTGGCCATAGCCAGCGCCCGGCAGTGAAGCCCAGATATTGCTGCAACGGTCGATAGCCTGACGAATATCACCGCGGTCAATCATCGGTAAAGCGCCACGCTCTTTAATCT